TTAAATCAAATTATTTAATTTGTCCCTCGCTTCTTTTTGCATTCTCTCGGTAACGTGCGTATATACTTTCATGGTTGTCTCTGGGTTAGTATGCCCAACCCGTTCCATAATATATTTTAATGGGAAACCTTTTTCAGCTAGCAAAGATACGTGAGTATGTCTGAATACGTGTGAAGATAATTCAGGGTTGACCCTTTTTATTAACTCTTGAAAATAAGTATAAGTCAGAGGACCGTTTAACTTACTAGCAAAGATAAGGTTAGCTTCATCGCCAAACAGGAGATGGTTCAATTTGATGCGCCTTTCAAATATCTCATTGATCCTGTCGCTACTATCAATGGTTCTAATTGATTGAATATTTTTAGGTTTGCTGAAAGCATTCGTTTTGCGTTCGATTGATTTGTTAATTCTTATCTTGTTATCGAACCAATCTTCTTCTGTTAAAGCTCGCAATTCTCCGATTCTCATGCCAGTTAATATCTGAACTTCGACAGCATCAGCATACAACTCGTTAATATTGCTTCTCATATCTTCAATCAACTTTGGAATCTCATCGCTATTTATGATAGGAAGTTCTTTAGGTAACTCTTCTTTAATAAAAACTCTATCAAACGACTTTACGAACTCAATATCATACTCGTCATAACCATAATTTAAAACAGAACCAATCAGTGATTTTATATTGATAATCGTGTTCCTAGCCAGACCTTTGTCGTATTGAACTCGGTCTATGATACGTTGAATGTCATTCAGGGTTAGTTTGCAAACATAAAAATCATGTTCTGGATAAGGTTGGATATGCCTTTTATAAAAGCCTAAATTCTTATTATAAGTAGATAACGCCCAATGTTTCTTTTTAAAAGCGATGTATTCTTCTGTTAATTCCCCAAGGCGAATTTTCTTTATTTCTGTTTTAGTACGTTCTATTTTTTTATTCAACATCTTAATCGCATAGTTCTTAGCCTGTGGGGTGTTTTTATCTAGCGTTATAGAAGCGCGTTTATTCTTACCAGTTTTATGATCTAAATATCGCTCGCAATATTTAAATTTTCCGTTGGGCAATTCTTCGACCCACATTGTCTATTCCTCCTTAATTTGATAAAATAAGCAACATAAAGAGCCCTTTATACAGGGACTTTATTGTGCAACCTCACTCATCTTACTTGGCGGTGGAGAGTGGGGTTTTTATTGTAATTTTTAATGGATTACTTCACTAAGAAGTTATTTAGTGAAGTAAATGTGGTAGTTGCTTCATTAACGATTAAATAAAAAAGCAGGCAACCGAGGTTACCTGCTCAGCCCCTAGGGCTCTGTCATAAATATCCTAGTCCTTTAGACTCTATTTATATTATAGCTGATAACTGATGGTTTTTATATTAATATCTTCCGTAAAAGCACAAAAGGGAGCCGCTAGGCCCCCTTTAGGTTGGCTGAACTTCAGCCGTTCATTAAGATTATGTATATCTTAACTAAAATAAACGAGGGCGTCAATTATAAAATATTTTTGCTACAAAGTTACTCTCCTGACTAACCTTGTCACTTATCTTGGCGGATGGGAGTGGGGTTTTTAATATAGTTCAACTTTATCAAAGCTTTCAACAATAGTTTCGGGGCTATGAAATAGATATTCTTTTTCTTTACGAACTTTATTTGCCGAATATCTGATGCTGTATTCTAGAGCAGGGTAATCAGAATAAATATATTTTATATCATCTACATAATCATAAGTGGTAATCCATTTATAATTATCCATTAGAGAGATATGCTTTTTCAATTTAACATGATTGTGATGGTCAAAAAAGTTTGTATATAAATTCTTCCCCTGTTTGTAATAGGGGGGATCAAAGAAAACAAATAGCTGTTTTGGATCAAGATTTAACAGTTTTTCTTTTATTAAATCATTGGCTTCAAGGTTGGATAACTCAATCCTATTAGATAAAAGATTGATTTTCTTGATTTTTTTCACAAGATTGTCTTTGTTAAATCTGCAATCAATTTTATACTTAGAGGTTTGGTTTTGCCCCCCTATAGGACCCCCACCTATTATTCCAGACACATTGGTTCTGTTCAAAAAATATGTAGCAAAAGCAAGCTCAATCGAATATTTTTTTGTAGCAATTAGTTCATTGTAAATGTTTTTTTGATTGTGCCATTCCTCAATGGTTATTGGGGTGTTATAGATCATTTTAATGAACTCAGAACATTCGTTTAAAATAGCATACCATATACTGTAAATACCTGTATCTATATCGTTTATCATCACTTTATCTACGTAATTATCATGCAATAGCTGCATTCCTGCACCAAAACCTCCAGAAAAAGGTTCGCAATAGATTGGTCTGTTTAATCCGTTTATTTCTAGTAGATTGATTAAAAAATTAGAAAGTTGAGTTTTACCACCAGGGTACCTTAGTGGGGATTTTGTCATAGGCATTTTTTATCACCTCATTCCAATTATATAATTTAAAGATACGGATGGCCAGAAAAATCACAACTCAATTCTGGTGAAACCGTGTTTAATCCTTATTTGATTCATATAGGTTAATAGTTCATTTCTAAATTGATCAACCATCTCTTTGTGATCTTTAATATAGTGGGTAATGATTTTGCTTAGTATTGTGTTTTCGGTTGAAGAGTACCAATTTTTAAAAGGGGTTGTATTCGTGATGGTGTCGTAATTTGAATTGTTCAAGTTTATATTATATTGCACAAATCGCTGTTTCATCATTTCTTTAGTTTCTCCTAAATCATTGAACAGTTTATGAGCAGTATCTAATTCTAAAACATATCTAACTATCTCTTTTTCAAAAGCGTAACCATATATCGAAGGGATTTTCGTTAAGTATTTATAATACTGTTTATATTCTTCTATATTTGTATCTGCATCAACTATGACAATAGATTTAGTCTCTTCAAGTATTGCGGGGAAATTTTTACAAAGTTGTGTTAACAGCCTGTTACTGGTACCCGTATTAGCGTTACTCACTTTGTGTGAAAAAGCAATGTTGGTGGTGATCTTTCGATTTTTGATCATACGTTTAATTGCGTTTTCAGCGACCTTATCCTCGCATAGCACTTTTACTTTTAACAAATTGCTTTTTTCTTCCATGTTGGATAAAGTGAGCTCTCTATATGCTGTTTTATATTCAGGATTTTTTATGATAGTTAATCTATCTTCTCCGTCAGACTCAATAAAATTCAAAATGATATCATTTTGTTTTTTATCTTTCTCGTAGGTTAGATAGACATATTGTATTAAAAATAAAGAGTGTGTGTTTAATAGCACCTTTACTTTATAACGTTTCCCCCACTTGTAGAGAAAATCAAAAAGATTCGCTTGCGCTATAGGGTGTAGACTTGCTTCAAATTCGTCAATTGAAAAAATTCCAGTCAGACCAGTTAGGTTATTATCTTGTTTAATTTTAAAGACTCTCATGAAGGAGATCATAACATCAACAAAAGTGCTTAGATTGTCTTCCCCTGATGATATCGAATGAACATCATAATAAGATTTTTCTCCAGGTCCGTATGGTTTTTTTGAATTAATTGTTTTAGCTGAATATTTATTGAATTCATCAAAATCCGACTTTAAAAGAACTTTTTGATAAAAAATTCCTATAAACTTAATTTCTTCATCTGTATACTCTATATTATCGACTTGAATTATTTCGCCAGAATCAATTAGTGGATATAATCGTTTCAAATTAATATAGACTGAGGGTAACGAGAAATAACCATCCCCCTTTTGTCTTCCGCTAGGCACCAACCGGTGTCTATCTTTTTGACTATATTTTGTGTTCTTATTTCCTGGTTGAAAATATAAAGGAACAGGTTCTTCTAACAATAAGTTTCCGTTAACTTTTAATCTGATGTGATATAAATAATCGTTTTTATCTTTTTCTGATGATAATTTGAATACTTCACTAAACTTTGTTTCCATCTTTCTTCCAAAAACATCTCTGTGCTCTGAATTATAGGGTTGAGCGATTAATCCCATCAGAGTGGATTTCATTGTTCCGTTTCTGCCAGAAACGATAGTAATGTGAGAGCCCAATTCGAAAATCTGATTTTTAAACAGTCTAAAATTATCAACACGAATTCCGATTATATCGTCGATAACCATATCCTTATTGGATTGAAGATTATATTCATGTTTTCTTTTAAACTCCTTACTACTCATAACGCACCTCTTATATTTTATTGATTTTTCAGTACATCAAGGCCAATATATAAATATTACAGCACCACTGTTCCAACGACTTCTATATTTGAGTATTCATTAACAATGATATCCTCATAATTCTTATTAAGAGATACCAATCTCATTTGATCTTCTTCTACATATACTTTCTTCAAAAATGCTTCATCATCAACAATAATAGCTGCGAATTGTCCACTTCTGATTTCTTTTGTTAATTTGATAAATACATACTCTCCGTCTTCAAAAGCAGGTTGCATAGAGTCACCAACAATTTTCAGCATGATATCATAAGGCTCATCTGGAATAATTGCTGAGGGCACTTTTACATCTTCAACAGGATTATCAAAAATTTGTTGACCAGTACCTGCGGATAACCGTCCATAGAGTCCCTCAGTAATATATTCTGCAGGTTCTTCTTTTATAGTATCTATGTTAATAACACCATTCTGCTCGTCAAGTTGATTCTCAGCATAATTGAGTACGTTGTGTTGGCGAGGAGGGGTGAGTTGGTTGTATATAATTTGGATTCTATCATTGCTTTCCATTGGTACGTCCAGCCCTGTTAGCCATCCTGCATCCACGTCTAGTGCATTAGCTAAAATGTAAATCTTATCTTGTTTTGCTTCGTATTTTCCATTAACCCATTCACTTATGGATGATCTACCAATGCCGGTCATCTTGCTTAAATCTATTGCTTTAACTCCCCGGACTTCCATAGCGTGGGTTAACCTTTCTGAAAAAATGTTCACTTTTCCGAACCTCCTTTCAATGGTATTATATAGTATAGATTTTAATTAATCAACAAGAAATGTGAATTATTTTCAATTATCTGCTAAAAAAGTTCAGAAAATCGAACAAAAAGTGTTGACATTAAAAAAAGGCGTGGTATTATAGAGCCAAGAGGTTCGGGAAACCGAACAACAAGGAGGTGATAGAATGAGTTTGATGGATGTTGAGTTCGACCATTCAGCGCTTAAAGGACGAATCAGAGAAATGTATGGTACATACGATAATCTGATTCCTAAATTGAGTTATGGTGAAACATCCCTAAGTCAGAAATTAAATGGGAAAGTAAATTTTTCTAGAAAAGATATGCTGGAGTTGGCGAAGGCATTAAACATACCAGACACCGAGTTCTCCAGATATTTTTTTATAGTTAAGGTTCGGAAAAACGAACGGATGTAGAAAGGAGACCCAGATGCACGAAAAGAAAGATCTTGAGGAGATTTTTAGCTCTATTAGGGATATTGTGAGTCGGCACGAAGAATTACAGTCAGATTTTTATCAACGCACTGAGCTAACGAAAAAAATCCATCACGAAGACGGGCAAGTCATACATGATGGATTTGAGATTAAAGTTACCTTTACCGCACAACCTTTGTAATGAAGGGTTGGTTCGCAATACTATATTCAAGCTCTGATGTATAGATAGTAATAGCAGTTCTTGGTTTATCGTAGTGAATACAATCAACATCAGTGAAAGTGATGTCGTCATCGGATGTGTGATACACGACTTTGTGGACGCTGTCAAAAGAATAAAATTTGTTTGCTGTAGTAATCTCAACGTGCATGTTGTTTCACCTCCTTCCCGATCAGATTATATCAGGGCGGTAGGTGATCCAGTGTAGGAAAGGAGCGAATAAATGAAGAAAATAGATTGTATAGAGCTTAGACATGCAAAAGAAGTTAAAGTCATTAAGACGGTGGTGGTGAAAGGATCTGGGATAAAAGAAGATCCCTTTAAGCTGGTAGCTCAGTATTGGGATCATGATGGAAGATTATTAGGTGAAATTGAGGAGTCAGTTACTGATTCAGAAAGTCATGAGATTTTTGGCAAAGATGTTCTAGTTCTATGAAATGAATGAATCCGTGAATGAAGTTTTTCATATCTTTAGGAGGTGATGAACGGAAGATGGAAAGAACAGAAATTATAAAAGAGTTTTTAGAATTTAGAAAACAATTCACAAAGCGAGAGTGGTTTGAAATTAACCAAATAATCGAGGCTCGATTTAATGAGAAAGCCGACCAGTTGGTGCTGGACGACTCAGATTTAAAAATTATTAGTGATAGGTTGAAACGAGTTATTTGCTAACAATAGGTAGGAAAGGGTGAAGAGATGGATTTAACAAATATTTTATTGATTATTCATTTGATATTAAATCTTACCATATTAATTAAGCTTCGAAAATTTGACGATAATTGATTGCGAACTGGTCTGGTCGGTCAGAAAGATTATTAATAAACATGAAGAATTACTTATCAACAAACAGAGCTAAAAGGAATTAATTCTTAAAAATCATCAAATAGAAAGAAGATGAGTATTGAATGAAAGAACCTATTACAGACCTAAATTTTACAAAAGTACTTCAAGAACTAATAGATTGGGCTAGAGAAAATGAGATTAAAGAAAAAGACCTAGCAATGGCGTGCCAAGTCTTTCTTATAATCTATGAAACTAACGAAGCTTACGGAGTATTTCCGTTTTCTCAAAAACCATTAAAAATTGATGAACTACCGAAGACTATGGATTGTCATCAGAAAAATAACCTTGATCTAAAAGCCTACTAAACAAGCTATAAATCATGGTGCAAGTGTAATGTCTATTTTCATTTAATACAAATGCTACTAAAGAAGAACTCGATATAGCATCATCGTCATCAGCATAATCAGCTAATTTATCTTTAATGCTATCCGATGAATATTCATTTTCAACAATATTTTTATGTATTTCTTGAATCATTGATTCTAACTCTTCATTGGTCAAAATATTCACCCCCTTTCAATTTCATTATATCGAATTGGGGATAGAAAGGAGATAAACATTATGGAATTGAATCCAATACCAACAGACACAGCTTTTGCTTGTATAACAAGCAAGTTGCCAGAAGTCATAATCGGTCTAGGCAAACAACAGGCGCAAGTATACGTAAGAGAAATGTACCAAGATCCTAATTATAGCGATGGAGTTATAAAGCCGACAAACAAGACAACAATTGTTATTATTTCAAGGTTTATCGAATTTTTGAAATCAAAAGAAGAAACAAAATTTAAGTAAAGAATAGAGGTGACACTAATGATCATAGAAATATTAGCAATTCTTGCAATTCCAGCGATCGCTTCAACAGCGTTTTTACTGGGGCAAAAATCAGTGGAAAGTCGTGAGAATGCGGCTTATCGTGCAGGTTTGCAAGATGGATATGAGGAAGCAGCAAGGGAGAATAAGGTGGTGAGGATGGCGAGATGAAAAAAGCAGTAGAAAGTGCGCGAACACTATCTACCGCTCCAACTAAAGGTTAGCCCTTAGTTACGCCTTTAAAAGGTCCACCGGTAGTTTTAACATCCATAAACTTACCTGTACTAGTGTTGACTTTAACGTACAGACCAGTCTTGGGATTATAAAACTGTTTGCGACCTTTAACAGCTCCGTGACGACCATTGCCCTTGGCTCCATTTCTAGCCATAAAATCACCTCACTTCGAAAAGAATTTTGGTGACTAATAATCATATCTAGGTAGCCTAAAACACACTTTAGGGCATTTAGATTTAGATAGAGAATTATCGTCATGACTATTTTAGCAGAGGGCTAAATATAAATCAACAACATATAGTACTGATGAAAGGCGGATGACACAATATATGGTGGACATTAGTAAAATTCAACAATTAATCAGTGAAGATTCAAGGTCTCTATATCAGATCGCTAAAGATGCTGATCTTGACTATGCACTATTACATCGATTAGTAAATGGAAAAGTGAAGAAGAATGTTTGGCTAGATACAGCATTCAAGCTAGCAGATGTATTGGGGGTTGATGTTAATGAATTTAGGAAGGAGGAGTAAGGGTGATCACACAAATACTAAAAGACAAAGAGCTAAGAGAGTATCTCATCGCCATGGTTGATGATGGGTGCAACGTCAACCTTCAAGTCCAGTGCGAGGTTGAAAGGTGGCTAAAAGGGAATATCGACCACGATGAAATGATGGAGCATCTTGAGGCAGAGTGGCAATTTCAAAGGAGGCAGCGAGATGACGGTTAAACGAACAGATAAGAATGACAAAGTTCTAGAACAGGAGCTGAAGAAGGTTCAAAGGGAGACCAGGGAGAAAAAATCTGAGTTTGAAGATAAACTCGCTTTTATTAATTATAAAAATAATGGATCCGTGGTGTTTACCAACGGTTATGTAGCTGTTCTTATAGAAGATTACCACGAGGAGAAAGACCTAGAGCTAGCTGATTTTCCAGCTGTAGAAAAGTTCTTTGATATAGAGAAGAACGATTACTCGGTGATAAACTTCGACAGTTTTAAAGCCCTAAAAAACACCGTTCAGTTATTCTCAAAACACGGTTCAGAATACATATTTATGAGTCTCGATCAGGGGACGTTCAATATAAGGAGCGTTAACCCTGGTTATGAAGGACCTGAGGAAAGGCATAAAAAGCAATTTGAATTAGGAAGAGCTTTGACAGAAACGCCCCCAATGCGTGAAGCGAGCGTAAAGATCAGCGGAAATCCGACTTTACCTTTCACCTTTAAAGTGAAAGCGTCATACCTCGCAGATTGCTTTATGTTCTTCAACAAACTCGGAATTGATAAAGGGCAGATCCTTTACCGATCCGCAGTACAGCCTTTCACTATTTGTTCAGACAATGTCTATTACCTAATTTGTCCAATAAGAACTGTGGGTAATAGAGAATAAAAAAGACAGCCTACAAAATAGGCCGTCTCCAAAACACACTTACATTATAGCACAAAGGAGGAAGTTTGACGTGTTTAAATTATGCGTAAGTTATGAAGCGAAGAGTTTAGATGAAATTAAAGCATTACTAGAAATGAATAAAAACAATCAGGCAGTTGAGGTGGCAATCAAGGAGCCGAAGCAAGACCTGATTGAAGATGAACTAGAACAAAAAGCATCCGCTAAAGAAGTTGAAAAGCCTAAAGAAGACACCGAAGAAGCAGCTGAAGAAGCCGACTTCACGCTTGAAGATCTGCAGAAACTTGCAGTTCAAGCGAATAAAGAGGGGAACTTAAGCAAGGTCAAAGAGGTACTTGAAAAGCACGGCATTGAACGTGTTAGCAAGACACCACAAGATAAATTGGCCCTGATCGGTCAAGAGTTAAAGGGGTTGATCTAGTGCCTGAAGTACATGCAAGACTCAGCGCTTCTAGTGCCAAGCGGTGGCTTACTTGTCCGCCAATTATCGCCCTTGAGGAGCTAAGCGGTATTAAAGATCGATCAAGCTCTTATGCGGAAGAAGGAACTGAAGCCCACTCGCTTTCAGAGCTTAAGCTAAGAAGGTACTTAGCTAAGCCTAAGGAAGCCAGGAAGATTGATCTAGAAATTGAAGCCTTTAAAAAGTCTGCCTCTTGGTACGATCAGGAGATGGAAGAAGCGACTGATTTCTATGTGGATTACGTTGAAGAAATCTACAACTCACATTCAGACCTAGCCCAAATGGAATTGGAACAACAAGTTCAATTTGATAAGTGGGTGCCAGGGGGCTTTGGAACCAGTGACGTGGTTATTACAAGTCCTGAAGTGATTGAGATTGTCGACTTGAAGTACGGGAAGGGGATCAAGGTTGAGGCTTATCAAAATCCACAACTCATGCTTTACGCTCTAGGAGCCTTTGAAAAATATGATTGGCTCTACGATTTTGAGAAGGTGCGAATGACCATTGTTCAACCGAGACTTGAATGGATGGATACTTTTGAAGTAGCTACAGAAGAGTTACTTTACTGGGCAAATAATTATGTCGCTCCAAGAGCCGCCTTAGCCGATCAAGGGATTGGTGAGTGGACTATTACTGAAGATGTCATGCGATTTAGTAAGGTGAGAGGTCGTTTAAGACCTGAATATGAAGCCAATAAAAACTTCATTGAAAGGTATGAGTATCAAGAAGGAGCACTTTTAGAGCCCGAAGACCTTTCAGAGGTCTTGGCTCAAGCGGATCAGATTAAGCGGTGGCTTATGGATGTTGAGTCCTTTGCCCTTCAATCGATCCTAGATGGGGGCGAGGTGCCAGGCTTTAAAGTTGTGGCAGGTCGGTCGGTTCGTAAGATATCCAATCCAGTGGAACTGGCTAAGCGGTTAGAAGATGCAGGGTTTGATGAGAAAGCAATCTTCAAAGCCCCTCAGCTTGAGACGCTTGGTAATTTAGAGAAGTTAGTCGGTAAGAAAGAATTTGAGAGCTTGTCCGAAGGGACGATTATTAAACCCGAAGGCAAGCCAACGCTCGCACCGGAGAGCGATAAACGACCGGCGATAAACAGTACACAAGACGCTATTGAAGATTTTAAAGATTTATAAGAAAGAGGTAATTATATTATGACAACTGCAAATTCAACTAAAGTAATCGCTCCTAAAGTACGTTTAAGCTTTGTAAACCTACTTGAACCTAAGGCCTTTGAAGGGCAAGAAGCTAAGTATTCAGTCATGGCCATGATTAATAAAGACGATACTAAAACACTCGCTAAAATTGAAAAGGCGATTGATGCGGCTTACCAAATGGGTGTCGATAGTGGGAAGCTCAAAGGTGTTAAGCGAGACAAGCTAAAAGTAACACTGCGTGATGCTGATGAAGAATTTGATATCGAAGAAAATCCAGAATTTGAAAATCACATGTTTATTAATTTGAGTGCGAAACAAAAGCCAGGAGTTATTAATAAGTATAAAGAGAAGACGACTGATCCAGAGGAAGTCTACTCAGGTGTTTATGCCAATGTATCGATGAACTTCTATCCTTATAACACAGCAGGCAACCGTGGTGTTTCTGCAGGTCTAAACAATGTCATGGTGTTAGGCTATGGAGATTATCTCGGTGGACGGGCTTCTGCTGAATCAGACTTTGCCGAATTTGAAGCAGAGGATGAATCCGAAGACCTTGAAGACATTTTATAAAAAGTTGAATAGGGGGCTTTTTAGCCCCTTTTTATTTGAACCTGAAAGGAGTGATTGTCATGAATGTAGAAACCCTAGCTGAGGCAATCAAGCGTCTTGAAGACAAGATAGCTCGTCTTGAAGAAAGGATATCTGTATTAGAAGAAAATGACGCTAGAGAGACCCTTCAAGCGTTGGAAAGGGAGATAGAAAGAGAAAGGGAAAGAGAATGGCAATTTTAAACATTGATATCGAAACTTACAGCGAGGCAGATCTTCCACAAGTGGGGGTCTATCGCTATGCGGACGATCCAAGCTTTGATATCCTGCTTTTCTCTTATGCATTAGACGGTGGAGAGGTGACCTGTATTGACCTGACTAAGGACAAGTTACCTCAAAAGCTTGTCAAGGACTTGCTAGACCCTAAAGTCACTAAGAAAGCTTATAACGCTCAATTCGAGCGAGTCTGCTTAAGCCATTATCTCTTTAACGAAGGCTTTACAGATCACTTTGACTGGTTAGATCCAAGCCAGTGGCAATGTACAATGATCCACGCTTTAAGTTTAGGGCTTCCTGGAAGCTTAGGACGGTGTGCATCCTACCTTAAGGTGATGGAGCAAAAAGACCAAGCTGGGACCCAGCTTATTAACTATTTCTCAAAGCCTTGTAAGAAGACGAAGAAGAATGGCGGACGAACGAGAAATCTCCCAGAACATGATCCTGAAAAGTGGGCAGACTATGTTAAGTACAACATTCAAGACGTTAAGACTGAGATGGCCATTGCTAGACGTCTTGAGGCGTTAGCCGTTCCCGATTTTGAGTGGGAGATGTGGCACCTGGATCAAATGATTAATGATCGTGGTGTTGAGCTAGATATGGATTTAGCCGAGTCGGCGGTTGAGGTGATGGAGAAGCGATCGCAAATGAACTTAAGGCGGATGCAAGATCTTACAGACCTGAAGAATCCTAATTCAGTGGCTCAGCTAACCGACTGGCTAGAAGCCGAAGGCTATCCTTATGACAACCTTAGAAAAGGGAATGTGGAAAAGGCGCTGGAAGAAGGGAAGCTTAGCCCGAAAGTTAAAGAGGTACTAGATCTCAGACTAGCTAACTCAAACACCTCAACAAAAAAATATATCGTGATGGAAGAAGCGGTATGTCAAGATGGACGAATCAGAGGACTGCTCCAATTCTACGGAGCCAGTCGAACTGGACGGTGGGCAGGGCGATTGCTACAAGTGCAAAATCTACCTAGAAACTACCTTAAAAATATTGGCTTAGCTAGGCAACTGGTTAAAGAGAAAGAGGTAGAAGCGATTGAACTCATCTTTGATGAACTACCTGAAGTCTTAAAGCAGCTACTAAGGACTGGGATTGTAGCTAAAGAAGGTCGTCACTTTGTTATTAGTGACTACTCAGCGATTGAAGCCCGGGTGATCGCTTGGTTAGCCGGAGAAGAATGGGCCATTCAAGCCTTTAGAGATCATGGAAAGATCTATGAAGCAACCGCCAATCAGATGTTTAACCTAGGTGGCATTGAGAACGTGACGAAGTCTTACCGTCAACGAGGCAAGGTCGCAACACTAGCCCTTGGCTACCAAGGGGGCGTGGGAGCTTTGAAAGCGATGGGGGCTTTAGATATGGGAATCCCTGAAGAAGACCTACAACCCTTAGTGGATTCTTGGCGAAAGGCGAATCCTAACATTGTTAACTTCTGGTACGACGTAGATAAGAAAGCTAAGGCAACGGTAGTAGACGGACTATCCCGAAGGACGGCTAGTGGTCGGATTCGATTCACAAAAGAAAAAGGTTTCTTACGAATTCAGCTGCCTAGCGGTCGTTATATTAGCTACCCAAGACCTAAACTGGCCGATGGACGCTTTGGACAAGTCATTGAATTTGAAGGGCAAGGCTTAAGAGTCGGCATTGAGAGGATTGAAACCTATGGCGGAAAGCTAGTCGAAAATATTGTTCAAGCGACTGCTCGAGATATCTTAGCCGAAGGCATTAAGCGGATTGAAAAGAAAGGTTATCCGATTGTATTCCATGTTCATGATGAGGTCGTGGTTGAAGCCCCTTTAAACGTTCATACAGAGGAACTCAATCAACTATTAGCAACTAACCCTATCTGGGCAGAGGGTTTGCCTTTAGGAGCTGCAGGATTTGAAACGGAATACTATATGAAAGACTAGGGAAAGGAGGGAATGAATGTTAAAAATTGCAACAGCACATTCTAGGCTATCTAAGAAGTGGAAGAATGAAGAAGTAACGTGGGATGAGCTCGTAGAGCGCTTAAAGACACCGACCGTTACCCAAGAATCGCTTGCTGAGTATCAGCGGATGTCTAAGAAAGACAAAGCTCAAGTCAAGGATGTTGGGGGCTTTGTCGGAGGATGGCTTAAAGAAGGGCGGCGGAAGTCGGGAAATGTACAGACTCGAAGCGTCCTCACTTTAGATGTTGACCAAGCTAAGACAGATCTTCTAGACACGCTTGATTTTGTCTTTGTCTGGAAAGGCCTTGCCTACTCGACCCACTCACACACTAAGGCAAAGCCTAGGTATCGCCTTGTCTTTGAACTCAGTCGAGAAGTAGATTCCGATGAGTACCAAGCTATTGGACGCTACGTCGCTAAAGAGATTGGAATGAGTCAGTTTGATCCGACGAGCTTTCAACCAGAGCGATTAATGTATTGGCCGTCCTGTTCACGAGATGCTGAATTTAGTTTTAGTCAGTTTGGATCAACGCTTATTGATGCGGACGAGATCTTAAAGACTTACCCCAATTGGACGGACACGAGCTATTGGCCACTGCATCCTTTAGAAGATACCGCCCACCAAAAGAAAGCCGACAAGATGGAAGACCCGACGACCAAGAAAGGTTGGATTGGAGCTTTCTGCCGAGCGTACACGATCACAGATGCCATTCATACTTATTTAAGTGACGTCTATGCGGACGGTCATAAGGAAGACCGCTTTACCTATGTAGGGGGGTCTACGAGTGAGGGACTAGTGGTTTATGATGACCTCTTTGCCTACTCGCACCACGGAACCGACCCAGTTGGGGGAAACACGGTCAACGCTTTTGACCTTGTGAGAATCCATCTTTTTGGAGACTTAGACCTAGATATAGAACCCGACACTAGCCCTAGCAAGCGACCAAGTTATAAGAAGATGATTGAGTTAGTGAAAGAAGACGGACCTTGTCAGGAAGAGATGGCTCAGTCCCTATTTGATGATGCTCAAGAAGACTTTGCGGACTTTGATGCGGTGGAGGGTTCCAAAGAGAAGCCTAAAAAGAAAGAAAAGGCACAGTTTCGTTTTACGGATACTGGAGCTCTGAAACAGGATCCTTATAACCTAGAAATTATCTTAAGGCAGTCTAAAGAATTCAAAGGGAAGATTGGGTTCAATGAGTTTAGTAGTCGATTTGAAAAGCTTGATTACATGCCATGGGACAATAAAGAAGAAGACCTTATCCCAAATTGGAATGATCCTGATATCGCCCTTCTTAAAAGCTACATTAACCGCAAGTATAACTTATTGTTCGGAGATGACCGAATCATTGATTGCCTAACAGTAGTCGGTAAAGATCGTCCTTTCCACCCAGTCATTGATTTCATCAACCGTGAAGAATGGGACGGAGAGGAGCGGTTAAGTCACTTTTTCATTGATTATCTAGGGGCAGAAAACTCAAGCTATGTCAAAGAAGTAACGCAGTTATGGTTTGCAGCTGCGGTCGCTCGTATCTGTAAGCCAGGCTGTAAATTTGATCAAGTGCCAGTTCTTGTTGGGGCGCAAGGGATTGGCAAATCGACTTTGATTCAAAAGATCGCTGGCAAGTGGTTCTGTGATGATCTTAAGAAGCTTGATGGGAATAAGGATGACGTTCAAAAGCTTGGTCAAAACTGGATCATTGAACTAGGGGAACTTGCTTCTATGAACCGAACGCACGTCGATCAAGCGAAAGGCTTTATCTCTCAAACCGAAGATAACTACCGTCCGCCATATGGTCGAATGACAATTATTCAACGCCGTCACGTTGTCTTTATTGGAACCACGAATAACGAAGAATTCTTGAAAGATGCGACGGGGAACCGTCGTTGGTACCCGATTGTCTGTCGGAAGAACCGTCAAGAAAAGAGTGTGTTTGATGGCAGCATTGAAAAGAACCTTGGTCAACTATGGGCAGAGGCCTATCACCTTTATATGACGAAGTATAAAGGCGGTAAGAATTTAATCCTTAGTGTGGCTAATGAGCGAGTTGCTAATGCAGCAAGGCAGGCGGCCGAAGCTCCCGACGTTACTAGAGATATGGTTCTGGAATACATCGAGATCCCTAAACCCTTAAATTGGCTTGAATTAACCATGAAAGAAAAAGCGGACTTTATGGATCGTTATGATGATGATTCGATCTTGGATACCTGGGATGAAGGCGAGTTAGCCGTGCCTGACTTTGTTACGAGTCGTGAGATTTATGACTTAATGGTCGGACGATTCTTAGGAAAAGGCACCCGAACCGCTCAAGCAAACGGCGAAATTAAGAAGATCGGCATGGTGCTAGGTGGCCAAGAATTGTGGGAAAGTGGCTACAAGAAAGTACAAGGAAAGTCACTTCGAGGCTTTAAAAAGACAGATAATGACGAAAACGAAGATCGCAAAATTATAGAGCTGAGAGGCTAAAAGGTCACACGTAATTCTATCTGTGACCTATGTGTGACCCTATCCGTGACCCTTGCAAACCTTGATAGTAAGCGGATCTTAAAGAGAGGGTCACGGATAACACTTAATTTACTATATAAAAGTAAGTTTATATATATACAGGGTGTATATAAGAGATAAAGGTACTGGTATCTGTAAATACGTGTTTACCTGTGACCAAATGACGTGAGCCCTACAGCCTCAAGGGTCACACTTGGGTCACAGGTAAGGTCACACATAATTTATCCGTGACCTCATGAAAGGAGACTGAATTTCAGACTTGTTAGAAAAGCATGTTGAAAATTATTTAAAAATTTTAGTAGAGCAGTCGGGAGGCTATTGTTTGAAATTTGTCTCCCCGGGTACTCGAGGGGTGCCTGATCGGATTATTCTTTCACCAAGAGGAATCTTCTTCGTTGAATTGAAACGACCTAAAGGTGGAAGACTTTCTCCGCAACAAAAACGGTGGCAGAAAAAATTTGAAGACTTGGGATTAAAGATCCACGTCTTGAAGAATCAAGAGGAGGTGTTAACGTTTGTCGAGCGTTATCTTACATGACTATCAAAAATACTGCTACAACTTTATCTTGGATCATCCGTCTAGCCTACTTCTTTTAGACATGGGGCTAGGTAAGACTTTGATCACTTTAACCGCGATTGATACCTTGAAGAATCTCTTTGAACAGTCTTATAAAGTCTTGGTGATCGCCCCGCTTAAAGTAGCTAAATATACCTGGGGAGATGAGATTGATAAGTTTGATCTGAACTTAACCTATTCTAAAGTTCTAGGCAGCGAGCGAGATCGAATGAACGCTTTGAATAAAAAGGCGGATATCTACTTAATCAACCGAGAGAATGTCACCTGGCTTGTTGATTTATACCGAGGGTGTTGGCCGTTTGACTTCGTAGTCATTGACGAGCTATCTAGCTTTAAGTCGAGCCAGTCTAAACGCTTCAAGTCTTTAAGGAAAGTTATGGGCAGAGTCAAGCGGTTTATCGGACTAACGGGGACCCCAGCACCTAACAACCTGATGGACTTATGGAGTCAAGTTTATCTAGCGGATCAAGGAGCTAGGCTTGGACGAACGATCACGAGCTATCGTAATCAATACTTTTATCCAGCTTATGCTAATGGGCACATCGTCTATAAGTACGGACTGAAAGAAGGGGCCGAGCAACAAATCTATCAAAAGTTGGAAGATTTGGCAGTGTCTATGAAAGCTAAGGACGTTCTGAATCTTCCTAAAAGAATTGATAACTTAGTCAAGGTTGATCTAGAAGCTAAAGAACGAAAACTCTATGACCAAATGAAACGTGATTTTCTACTAGAGGTAGACGCTTCAGAGATCGTAGCAGTGAATGCAGCCGTTTTATCTGGCAAACTCTTACAGTTAGCCAGTGGGGCGGTCTACGACGAGGGTGGAAAAGTTATTCCGATCCATGAAGAAAAGCTAGAAGCCTTAGAGCGGATTGTGGAAGAAGCTCAAGGAGAGCCAATCCTGGTCTTCTATCAATATAAGCACGAGCTAGATCGATTGAAGAAACGTTTCCCGCAAGCTCAGGAAATAGGGGAAAACATCCGAGAGTGGAATAAAGGAGAGATCCCTATTCTTCTAGCACACCCTCAGTCAGCAGGGCATGGACTAAACCTCCAACAAGGCGGTCATATCATCGTCTGGTTTAGCCTCACTTGGTCATTGGAATACTACCAACAAGCTAACGCACGTCTTGACCGCCAAGGACAAAAGCATCCAGTCATTGTTCATCATTTAATCGCTGAAGACACTTTAGATGAAGCGGTTATGGAGAGCTTAAAGCATAAAGACCAAGGTCAAGAGCGATTAATACAAGCCTTGAAAGCCGAGATAGGGGGAATCTAATGACTAAGTATTTATACGCACTCGTCGATCGCAATTCAAAAACAATCAAACACTGGGCAAAGACCAGGGCTGATCTCAATCGGTGGTTACTTAAGACTTACTTGAGACCACAGAAGCGGAAGGCTGATAGCGACATCTTTGAAATGGGGTTTGAAGCGATGATCTATCGAGTGGCATTTAGAAAAGATCAAGAAGAAATATATAAAGAAAAGTTGAGGAAAATTGGAGGTTATGAGAGATGAATAAAAAAGAACTAATCAACGCAATTGTGGAGCTTATCGAGGATAATTTTCCTGATCTGATCAAGAAAGAGAAAGCCCCTTTTGATGACGGGGATACCTATTACTGTATTGGTTCTTCTGGCGGAATTAATAATGATTCTTGGGACGATCATCAAATTGATAAAGAACGCCTATCATTTGGCAATATCTTTAAAACTAGAGAAGAAGCGGAGTTTATGGTCGAAAAACTGAAAGTGATCCATGAGTTGGAAATGCTTGGAAGACCGTTTAAATATTGCAGAAATAATTGCTATATCGCTCTCGATGCAGATGACGGTGACATACTTTTTTATAATAATTATAACCATCAAAGTAAATATTGTAATTGTTACTTTGACAATGAAGAAGAAGCAAAAATAGCCATTGAAAAAATCGGCAGAAAAAGAATCAAAAAGTATCTTTTTGGGGTGGAGGAGGAATGATGATAATTCCTAAAGTACCTATTGAAGATCTCGTCAAGCAATATCGTTTTAAAAAATGCAAAGGTGATTATGGTAAATCTGGCTTGTATTATTTGTGTGTTTCAAGAAACTGCGAAGTTATATTTTTAAGTGAGACGTATCTTGGTATTCAAAAGTGGGAAGATCGAGACCCCAGAATACACACTAGACCCAATTGTCGATATAGCGATCGAAGGGAAGCTATCGAGATACTAATCGATATGGCGAATAAACAAAAGATCGGACTTTTATAAAAAGGAGGATTAACCATGACAAAATTGGAAGATTTAAAAGTGAATATCGAAGAAGTTAAAAATGAATACCTAAAGCAACTGGAAGAACTTAAAGCGAAGATCGAAGAATTAAAACAAGAGTACGGATCAGAGGACGAAACAGATAATCGTTGGAAGCCGAATGTGGGCGAGGATTATTGGCGGGTTAGCGCTGGAGGAGATGTTTATAAAGCTGAATGGGACAATGATAAATTTGACAACAATTTATTTAATCACACAGACATTTTCCCCACCGAAGAACAAGCAATATTTGATAAAGAATGTAACCGTATCAGACGTGAGTTGATGAAGTATGGTAAGAATTTTGTTCCAAACCAGTATAATTGGGCAATTTATTATAATTATCGGGATAAAGCAATCGGTTATTGGAATTCAACTCTCTGCTTTCACCCTTTCGATATTTATTTTGAAAGCGAAGAAATGGCTAAAAAAGCAGTCGAAGAAGTCGGAGAAAATCGGATCAAAAAGTATTTGTTTGGGGTGGAGGACTAACTATGAACCAAATCAAAAAACTAACGTCACTTATCGTGTTTTTACCGATACTTTTAGTATCTAACTACTTAACTTTTACAATCGTTATACGATTTATCACGAGTTGGCCTGAAAGTTTATCTAGACAGATTCTTATTGCAGCGACTGCGAGTGTGTGTTTGACTTTGAATCTGATTGTAAGTGCAGGATTGATCTGTGGAATCGTGAGAGGTGGTGATAGTGATGATGAATCCTATTGATGATAATAAGATGCAAACAGCATTATCGAAGTATACTGCACCCTATCAGAAAGGTAAGTTTAACTTTACGATCGTTTATGATCACCTAAGGTACCGGCTAGACATAACCCCTTGTGGGAGTATTCAGTATCCAATGACGAATTATTTTAGATCGATAAAAGATGCTGAACTTTTTATTGATGAGCTTGGCGAAGGATTTATAATTGATTTTTGGTTTGATGGAGGAGGGAGCCAGTGAAAATGACAGGACTTTCTGATGAAATACTTCAAAAGCTACTTAACGCTAAAGATTCAGATGATGATGACTTTAAAAAGATCTTAGATGAAATGTATCAGACTTACAAAATTAAAAATAAAAAATACGGTGACTCTTTCAACATAACCCATCAGCTGTTCGGCGTTTCTAATGGGGTAGCGAGAATTCTTGAGAAGACGTTGCGTTGTGTTCAAATCGTGCTATTTGATCCAGATGATGATGAAACACTTGAAGACAATCTTCAAGATATCGCCAACTATTGTGTGATGTTAATTAAGAACATTCGAAAGTTTAAGAACCTTCGAAAACCCAAGAACGAGGAATTAGAGCTTAGGTATTCGCAATACATCAACGAGGGGGATTGATAGTTTGACTGTAAAGCTTAGAAGTGGAACCTATAAATATATCGAATCGATCTTAAGGTCTTATCACGATTATGAGCAGTACATTTACTTGAGAGAGCAAGAGTTGCTAAATCCTCATAAAGACTGCGACACCAACGTTGGGGGAGGACGAGGGAATGCGATATCTGATCCTACCAGAATCAAAGCCAGTCGATTAGTTGAAGATCGAAAAGTCCAAGTCTTAAAAGCTGAGAAGCAAGCGGTAGAAAAGGCTCTAGCTTCTGTGGACGACGTATCAAAAGAAATCATCGTTCTATGGTATTTAAAAAAGCCTAGGTTAGTAACCTGGGATGGTGTGGCTAATAAAGTCCATCTATCGAGATCTCAGTGTATTAGAAGGCGAGACAACTTTATTAGCTTAATAGCTGACGAGTTGGGGTTAAAATGATACTCTGATGCGACTTTAGGCCTCACTTTATCTGCTATTATGATAGTGTGGAGTAATCGCAAAGAGGTTACTCAGTCCCAAGATTACATGCGCTGGCATCCTCCTTTCTTTTTGGCACCCTTTTACTTTAAAAAAGCTATCATGTAATCGTATATATCAAAAGAAGACCACCTGACGACGGGGTGGTCTTTTAATATGATAAAATCCTTTTTAACTATTGTATATGTAAATAACATATGTTATAATAGAATTAGAAAGGAGATAGAGGTTATGAACAAACGTGACTTAGTAAAACTCTTATCTAAGAATGGTTTCGAAAAAACTGAACTTGGTAAAGGGAGTCATGAAGTTTGGCGACATCCAGATGGACGAGTCACAACCGTACCTAAGCCTAGTCGTTCTGATTATGCACCTGGAACACTGAACAAAATATTGAAAGACGCCGGGTTGAAATAATCAACCTGGGCGTCATATCATAACTTCTAGTTAAATGAGGAGGGGTCATATGAAATACTCATATTATGCTTTGATGAATGAGGAGGGGGGTATCTATACTATTTCTTTTCCTGATATCCCAGGAGCTATCTCTGAGGCGGATTCAATCGATCAAGCGATTTTAAATGCTCAAGAGGTGTTAGAGATCTTTATGTTGATGTATGAGAATGAGGGGAACGAATTCCCCAAAGGTTCTTCAGCTAGAGAGCTTAGTCAACGTTTAGAAAGTGACAATGATTTCATACAATTAATCACTGTAGATACTCGAATCGTCAGAATGCGAGAAGAAAATAAATCCGTCAATAAGATGGTCACTTTACCTAAGTGGTTGGTAGAGTTAGGCAAAGAGCGTCAAGTTAATTTTAGTCAATTGTTGCAGAGTGCTTTAAGAAGTGAGTTGCACGTATAAAGTATTTATTAAGCCATCTCGTTTGAGGTGGTTTTTTTATACCCAATTTTAGTAAGGTGGTGATGGAAAATGAGTAAGTTAACATTGAAGCAACAACGATTCGCTGATGAGTACATCATCAGTGGGAATGCAATGAAGGAGTTGATCCTTGATGGCTAAATATGATGAGTGGATAACCGAAGAGGGTCTGATTCGTATTCAAGGTTGGGCAAGAGACGGACTAACAGATAAAGAAATAGCAATTGAAAAATGTGGTGTAGCATACTCAACTTTTAAAGAGTGGAAAAAGAGGTTTCCGGACTTATCGGCCTCCCTAAAAGAAGGCAAGGATGTACCTGACCGAAAAGTAGAAAATGCACTTTATAATTCAGCAATTGGTTATTACTACTACGAAGAGCAAGTGACCAACACAGGAGAAGTTGTGGAAGTCAGACGTTATAGCAAACCAAACACAACTGCGCAAATATTTTGGCTTAAGAATCGTAAGCCTGATGATTGGCGAGATAAGCAAGAAGTCGAACAAACCAACCGCAACGTTGAAATTACAGTAGGTGATTACGATGAAGATTAACATTCCTAATCCATCTGCCGTATTCAATAAAAACATTTACGATATTTTATTCGATTATGCAACGTTTACAGAAGTTCACTATGGGGGTGCTTCGAGCGGAAAGTCTCATGGCGTGGTGCAGAAAGTTGTGCTAAAGGCACTACAGCCTTGGGAATACCCTCGTAAGATCTTGTGGCTAAGAAAGGTCGGATCGACTGTTAAAAACTCCATCTTTGCGGATGTGAAGTCGTGCTTGTCTGATTTGAAACTTTTAGATTTTTGTAAGGTAAATAATTCCAGTTTTGAGATTACGCTTCCGAATGGAGCATTATTTTTATTTCAAGGATTGGATGACCCTGAAAAGATCAAATCGATTAAGGGAATCTCTGACATTGTCATGGAAGAAGCGAGTGAGTTTAACTTAGATGACTATACGCAGTTGACGTTACGTTTGAGGGATAAGAAACACAAAGAACGGCAGATTTATCTGATGTTTAACCCAGTCAGCAAGGTGAACTGGGTGTATAAGATGTTTTTTGAACAGCAACCTAAAAAGACCGTCGTTTATCATACGTCCTATAAAGATAATAAATTTCTTGATCAAGACACGATTGATACGATTGAGAACTTAGCAAATACCAACCCTGCTTATTACAAAATCTATGCTTTAGGTGAGTTTGCGACGCTGGATAAGTTGATTTTTCCAAAGTACGAAAAACGATTGATTGATCGCGATAAAATCAGACATCTACCAAGTTATTTCGGCCTCGATTTCGGCTATCTTAACGATCCGAGTGCGTTTATTCATGCGAAAGTAGACACGACAAATCGAAAGCTATACATCGTGGAAGAATACGTTAAAAAAGGCATGTTAAACGATGAGATAGCGAGAGCAATTCACAGTTTAGGTTATGCCAAAGAACAAATCATTGCCGATTCGGCAGAACAGAAGTCCGTTGCTGAATTAAGGCAACACGGAATCACTCGTGTGGTCGCTGCAAAGAAACCGCCCGGAAGTATTCTGCAAGGCATTCAACTCATTCAGCAGTTTGACATCATTGTGGATGAGCGGTGTTTTAATACGATTACTGAACTGGATAACTACACTTGGGTTAAAGATAAAAAGACAGGCGAGTATATCAACAAGCCCGTTGATAGCTATAACCACTGTTTGGATGCTCTGAGATACGCTTTACAGAAACTAGTATTTAAACAAGATAACACGAAAGAAAAGATGAAGATTTTAAGGAAATTGAGGTGATGATTTGAAACAAACACAAGAGTTTTCTCAAGTGGCATCCAATGAGATATTTCGAACGGCATCGATTCCAGAGGATTACGATGTAATTTTGGAGCTAATAAAAAAACATCAGCAATACCAAGTTCCTAGACTAGAACGTTTAAATCGTTACTTTTTAGGTTATAACGACGGGATTGAAAATAGAGATAAACGTAAAGGTGAGGATAAGGCGGATTATCGAGCTAGCCACGCTTTTGCTGAGAACATAACCACTTTTAGAACGTCTTATTTGGCCGGCAATCCAATTAAGACATCCATCGCAGAAGAGGATGATCTAAACGCTTGGTTGGAATCTTGGAATCAGCAACAGTACATTGATGCTCACAACCTTGACGTGGTTACAGACTTATCAAAATATGGACGTGCTTATGAATTATTAAATTATAGCGAAGAAGACCGGATTGAAATTGCTATCAGCAATCCAATGTGGTCTTTTGTTGTATATGATGAATCAGTCCGTCAGGAGCCGTTATTTGGGGTGAGGTATCCAACCGTTATGCGCGATGGGATCGAACAGTATGCGATTGTGGTCTACTTACCAGAAGAAGTTTGGTATTTCGATCCAGTGGATGTGGGGAGCCAACGATTAGAAGAACCGAAAAAGCGGCCTCATAGATTCGGCGGTGTTCCCTTAGTGGAATATAGCGCTAATCGATTTAGGGTGGGTGACTATGAAAAAGTCTTATCATTGATTGATCTATATGACTACGCTCAATCTGATACGGCAAATCACATGACGGATACGAATGATTCTCTATTGGTAGTGGTAGGGGATTTTGATCCGGAGGAAGTTCATTATGACCGTGATTCTAATGCGCTTTTCTTGCGTAGCGGTTTTACGGCTGATGGGCAGCAAACAACCTTGTCTGCTCAGTATATTTATCCACAATATGATGTCGCTGGAACGGAGGCCTATAAAGATCGGTTAAGACGAGATATTTATGCCTTCACCTATACGCCAGACACTACGGATGAACAGTTTGGGGGCAACCAATCTGGGATTGCGATGAAGTATAAACTCATTGGCCTAGAACAAGACCGAGCGATTAAAGAACGATTGATCCGTAAGGGATTGGTGCGGCGTTATGAGATGCTATTCAATCAAGCAAAAGTAGTGGATGGATCATTTACCTACGAGGCTCAAGCAGGAGACTTAGAAGTAATCTTTACACCTAATTTACCTGCGAATGTGATGGAAGAAGTGGCAACTTTGACGAGTGCGGGTGCGAAGTTTAGCCAGGCCACCTTATTAGCACAAGCTTCGTTTGTCGATAACGTGCAAGATGAACTCAAAGCTGTAGACAAAGAGCGAGATGACAATATGAACTTTATGCGCAGGCAGATGGGTGGTGTTGATCGTCATGAGCATGTACTGGGAGAAACGACTGCAACAGGAGATGAAGTCTCTTCAAGAGAGGGACCGGAGTCTACAGGCGGTTTATAGTGATTTATACACCACCACGCATAATGAGATCGTTAAAGAGCTTGAGAATTATCACCATCGCTACGGCAATGCTTTAGGCTTAAGTCCTCAAGAGGCAAGCTTAAGGGTTAGCCAGTATGATGTAGAGGCTTTTGCGGATAAGGCTAAGCGATATGTCCAAACAAAGGATTTTAGTGATAAAGCAAATCGTGAGCTTAAAATGTATAATTACGCTTTAAGAGCAAGACGAGATGAACTATTACAAGCAAGTATTCAGCTTTCAATGCTTGAGTTACAAGCGCGAGAAGAGGCGTTAACCGAACGCAATATTCTTAAAGAAGGCTTAGCGGAGTATGAACGTCAAGCCGGAATCATGGGCATGTCAGTGCCTGATGTTGAAACAATGAAGCAAACAATTAAAGCATTAAGCCAGACGAGCTATCAATGTGCGACTTGGAGTGATCGGATCTGGCAACGGCAGAACGTTTTGCAGCGACATGTTATGAATATTGTGGAAGATGTCGCCTTAAGAGGTAAGAGTCCATTAGAGTATGTTCCCCAATTAAGAAAAGTTTTTGATGTGGGAGCTTATGAAGCCAGACGACTTGCCGTTACAGAATCTTGTCGAGTACAGACAGGGGTTCAAAAAGAGGTCTACTTAAATAATGACTTTCAGTATTATGTATGGTCGCCCGAGCCTTCTGCTTGTCCTGTTTGTGCAGCGATGAAAGGTCAATCATTCAGGACAACTGATATGCAACCTGGTGTTAATGCACCACCGATGCACCCACACTGTCATTGCACCACAGCGCCTGATGCTGATAAAGAGCGTGAGAAGCTAGAAGAGATGTTCAGGGAGTATGAAGAGGATCAATTCGAATTCATTGATCGAAAAGATCTAACGCAACTTATAAAACAATCAGGAAAGATTTCTCAAAAAGATAGGCAAATTATTTATGATAAAGCTTTTGGCTACATTCAATCTAACAATAGCTTTAAAATCAACTATGCGTTAAGAACTAATCAAACATACCGATTAACCGATCGGAGTCAAGAAACGATTCGTGTGCTCGATAAAGTAATTTCAGATAATTCTTTAACCAAGAATGTAAGGACGGTTAGATATGTTGATGGAAAGGTAATTGAATCAATTTTAGAACAGAATAGTGAATTTTTTCCTGGAGAAAGTATAAGTACTTCTGAAATTGTTAAATTGTTTAACAATGAGAAGCTTTCATTTAGAGAAAAAGGTTATACTTCAGTAAGTTTGATAGAAGAAAATAATGTATTTAAACAGTTTAGACCTGTGAAGTGTGTTATTGATGTTCCGTCCAATGCAAATTCATTTGTCACTGAAAATACTTTAGAAAGTGAAATGATCATCCACAGAGATTCCGAGTATGATATAATAGGGGCGAAGCAAGAAGGAAACCAACTGATTGTACACCTTAAAATGAGGAAGTGATAAAGTGCTTAAATTTAATGTTGATGATATCAATAGAGCGTTTGAAGAAGCGGGGATCATTGTGCATCAAATCACCCCTGAAGAATTAAGCCGAATGACAATTCAAGAGCTATTGAGCTTGCGAATGATTGGCTTGTCTGATCAAGAGGAAAAAGATGTGATAGCGGAGTTTGAAAAACCTCATCGCAAGAAGGAATTATTGGAGAAGTAAAATGGGGTGATTATTTGGATAAGACGTTAATACTAGATGGTCCAGAGATGACTCCGGAAGAATTCAAAAAAAGTATTTCTGAATGGGGAAAGAATTATCAAACAGAAGATAAGGATGAAGAAAGAAAACCAAAACAATAAGCACTCACTCATTCGAGGGGTGCTATTTTTATACCCTAAATTAAAGGGGCATGGTCTAAAGGCTAAGACGGTGGTCTCCAAAACCACAAATCAGGGTTCGATTCCTTGTGCCCCTGTAATAAATTATAGGGGGTGAACCATTGTTAGATAAAATTAAAGTCGGTGGAATTGATTACCAAATCGTTTTAAAAGACCTTGATACAAGAGGCGATGACAAAAATGGCCAGCAACTAGGTTGGTGCGTGATGGGCGATAACTTGATTGAAATCAATGAGAAAATTCATAAGACCAGGCAAGATCAAACGTTGATACATGAGCTGACTCATGCAATGTTTTTTGAAGCTGGTCTCGAAGATGAGGAAGATTTGGTCAATCGGTTGGGTTTAATTTTATACCAGGTACTAAAAGATAATGACTTTTCGTGGCTTCGGAGGTGATCCAAAATATATCTTGACTAGCAAAGAGCTAAGTAAAGGAGAGTTGATATGAAAAACGAAAAGAACAATTCGAGAATAGGATTTATGGAATTGCTATGTTTATTATTTATCGCATTAAAATTAATGGGGTTCATCGATTGGTCATGGTTATGGGTGTTAAGCCCGATATGGATTTCAATGACTTTGATGGCAGTGATAGCCGTAATTATTGTATTGGTGGAAAAGTATAGCGATATGTAAATCGTGAGTGAATCGTGTGAAAATCGTGCAAAAAAGATGAAGAACGCTGATCTTGTGAGCTTTGAAACGAAAATAATCGTGAGTGAATCGGTAGATTTGCGGTAGAAAAATATTGTAAATATTAATTTATCAACAATTAAACAGATGATTATCGGTAGATAATCGTGCGAAGTCGTGGAAACACGGCTATTTTTTATGCCCTGAACATGGCATTAAACTGTTTAAGTCATACGGACTTTATAACTGGATTAATTAGTGCATACGGCACTTAAAAAACGGAGGTATTTTATGACAAAGAAAGACAAGCTAAAACTAGACTTACAGATGTTTGCAGACAAAGTTGAATCTTCCGGAAATACCGGTAACGATTCAGGTCACGGAAATAGCGAAAATGCAAACGTAGTAGATTTTGATGAACAGCAACAAGAACATATTAATCGTTTGGTAGCTCAAGCAAAATCTAAAGCTAAAGCTGAAGCAGAAAAACAGTATGAAAAGGACGTCCAGAAAGCTGTTGAAGAAGCTTTGGCCAAGGAAAAGGATTATGCGAAGCTGTCTGAGAAGGACCGTGAGCGCAAACAACGCGAAGATGAGTATGCAGCTTTTAAGGCTGAAAAAGCAGCGTTTGAGTACGATAAGCTAGTTAACGATGTGAAGTCTGACTTATTGGCCAAAGAATTGCCTGGTGAATTCGCAGAGTGGCTAGCGGTAGAAGGCGATACAGAACAATCGCTAGCGAATGTGAAGCTGTTTGCTGAGCGGTTTGGTGCAGCAGTGTCCGAACAGGTCAAACGGCAGTTGATGCATCCTAGCGCTAAAACAGGAAGTGCATCAGGGAGTAAAGTGAATGCCGGTGCTGCGTTAGCTAAAAGAGCAAAACAGCAGTTTGGTGGCAAGATAGTTTAGAAGAGGAGAAAGAGTATGAAATTAAATTTTACAAGCAAAGAGATTTTGCACAACTTACCTTATACCGCTTTGACGGTCACGGTAGATAAGACCACTACAGGAACAGTTGATGAAAAAGGTCGTAAGATCCTTCCTGCAGGAACGGTCGTTTTCGGAGATGGTGCATCGGTATTTAAGGACCGAACCAAAAAGGTGAAGAAATCAACGGGAGAAGAGGCTGATGGTATTATTCTACATGATGTAGATGTGACTGATGGAGATAAAGAGGTCGCTATGGTTTATCAAGGAACCGTCCGATCAGATCGTGTAATTGATTATGCTGATACGATTGACAAAGCTTTGCCGCAAATTAAGTTTATCAAAGGTATTTAAGGAGGGACACTATGGCTTTAATTCATGATTTATTTACTGCTTCTAATGTGGCGGGTTACTACACAGAACTACCTCGGGAGACGATGGTAGGTGAACAATACTTCCCTGCCAAAAAGCAGCTTGGGGATGAATTGACGTATGTTAAGGGTGCGGAAGGGAAACCTGTTGTTTTAAGAGCTTCAGCTTACGATACGAAGGTAACCTTACGTGATCGCATCAACATCGAGATGGATAGCAAGAAGATGCCGTTTTTCAAGGAAGCACGCCTTGTGAAAGAAGAAGATCGTCAAATGCTAAATTTATTGGAACAGACGCATAATCAGGAGATGATTGATGTTGTTTCTACAACCATTTTCAATGATCAAATGGACCTAGTTAAAGGAGCTCACGCTCGTCTGGAGGCGATGCGTATGCAACTTTTGGCTTATGGTGTGATCTATATTAACTCGGGTGGCGTGTTTAAAGAGTTGGATTATGGGGTAGCCGAGGAAAACAAAGGTGTGGTAAAAACTGCATGGACCGACCCTGTGGCAAACCCAGTTCAGGACTTAGACACTGCTGTTGAGGCACTAAAAGCGCTAGGAACAACACCAGAAGTCTTAGTAATGAACTCTGTGACTTTCGTTCAATTACGCAAGGCACCTAAGACAGCTAAGCAAGTGTTGGCGGCGGCTCAGGAAGGATATGTTCCAAAGCGTACAGAGGTGGAGGACTACTTGCTAAGCGAGTATGGTTTGCGGTTATTGATTGATGACCGAACTTTTGTGGACGATGATGGTGTTTTGAAAAAGTATTACCCAGATGGAAAGGTGACATTGACACCTAACATGGCTTTAGGATCAACGGTCTTTGGGACAACACCTGAAGAATCTGACTTAGTATCAGGAAATAATCTGAATGTATCTATTGTTGACACAGGTATTGCGGTGACCACAAAAACAACCGATGATCCAGTAAATACTCAGACTAAAGTATCTATGGTTGCGCTACCTTCATTCGAACAGATCAATCGGGTGTATATGTTGGATGTAACAGCAAATTCAGTATCTCGTATCTAAGGGGGGATGAGTGATGATTGTAACTAAGGAATTCATTGATCAATATGACGAGCACCATTACCGTGTGGGGGACGAGTTCCCCCATGCAGATAGTGTGGTTGAGACCTTTAAAACTGAGCGGATAAATCTACTGAAAAGCGGAGGTTATATTGACCAAGCTACTGCGATGGAGGAAGTGGACTTAACTAAAGATGAGATCAAAGAACGATTGGACGAGCAGGGCGTAAAGTATAAAAGTAATGCCAGCAAAGATGAATTGGTCGCGTTGATGAATAGTGAGGAATAACCGTGAATGATTATATTCGCCGAGTTAAAACGCTACTTTGTATTGATGATAAATTACAGGATAGTCTGCTAGAAGAGATCCAAGACAACACAATCGCTTTATATAAAGCGTTAACTGGAGCGGATGCCGTCCCGCTTGACCACGACTTTATGATTGTGGAAGTTATGGTTAAGCGTTACAACCGAATCGGGAATGAAGGGATGCTTCAAGAGCGCCAGGCGGATATGTTGCAGGTGTTTAATTCGGATGATTTTAGTGAGTACAAGGACATCTTGCTTGCTCGGTATAAGCCACCAGACACAAGACAGAAAGGCGGTGTGTTCTGGCGATGAGATACAACAAACGTATTGAAGTTATTACCAAACGAGGCGAGGAAGTTTATAACCCTCGTACTCGAAAGAAAGAAAAGCAACCCGATGAAAGACAAGTGATATCTGCACACATTTCGCCGATCACACTCGAAAGCTCAGTTGGTATTTTCGGGTCTTACGATAAAAATATCCTTGTAGCACGTTGCTTAGGAAAGCCTCGACAGAATCATGTCGAGGTTTTTTATCGGAAAAAATTATATAAAGTCATTCGACAAACAAATTACCGTAACCGTTTTGAGTTGTATTTGGAGTTGGTTCAATGAAAGTCACGTTTAAAGGTGGAACGGAGCTTAGCGCTAAATTGATGCGTAATGCCAAGATGGAAGAAATCAAACAAGTTGTTCGGACAAATGGTGCAGAGTTAAATCGGGGTATGGTGCGCAACGCTGTATTCGTTAAAGGCTATTCAACCGGTGCGACAAGAAGAAGTATTACGTTGAATTTATCGAATGGAGATATGACTGCTACCGTAAAGCCTGGCACACATTATTCAGTGTACGTAGAATACGGAACCCGTAAGATGGCCGCACAACCGTTCGTCAAACCATCATTTAATGCGCAAAAAAATAAATTTATATCGGATTTAAAGAGGTTGGTGCAATGATTGATCAACTGTTATTTGACGAAGTGTTCATTGTTTCGACATCGCTCGGTTATAAAACATATGACACGTTACCAGATTTAGCCGAGAGTTATCCCTTCGTAGTATTAGAAGAAGTTCAAGTAGCGCCAAGGGGTACTAAGTCAAAAATGATTGGCCGTGTGTTTATGACCATCAGTATTTGGTGCGATGGGAATGACCGAGGATTAGCAAGTGACATGATGAATGCAATTTTATTGAATTGTATGAATATTAGCGAATCGGATGGAATCCGATTTATGGCAGTGCCAAGCGGTTGCGGAACAAGAATGTTAGAAGACACTTCAATCGGCAAAAGCTTATGGCACGGAGTTGTGGAATTAGAATTTAAATTTGCATAAATAACGAATAAGGAGATGTGGATATATGGCAAAATCAATTACAATGCCCATCAGAGGTAGAGATAAAGTTCTGTTTTTCCGCTTATTACAAGATGCGGCAAAGGGAGCAGCTGCTCGTTTAGCCTTACAAGTGGAGCACGAGTGGAAATATGAGCGTGATAATGAACCTGTTCAAACGAAGGACGGAGCGATCGTTCAGGGTGGTGGTTTAGAAGTAACTCTTGAAGTGAATGCTATTTCTACTCGTGATGAATTGAATAAAATGCTTTGGGAATCTGTAAAGAAGGGACTTAAAGTCGAGGTTTGGGAAGTTGATCTTGCGAGTGCAACCGAAGGGGAAGCTAATACCTATTCCGCTTTATATGCTCAAGGTAACCTAAACGAATGGACTATCCCAGCAAATGTTGAAGAGTTGGAAGAATTGTCGACAACTATGGCGATTGATGGTCAACCTATTTCAGGTAAGGTAACTCTAACAGAAGAAGAAGTTAAAGAAATTGAAGCAATATACGAATTTACAGATTTAAAAGCTAAAGCTTAATAGAAAGGGGGACGTAAGTTCCCCTTATTTTTGAATAAAAGGAGAATGTTAAATGGCAGATAGAACAGCAAAATTAACAATTGGGGATAATTCTTATTTAATGACATTTGGGTTAGGATGCTTAGCACGATTAAATCAAAAATATGTAACAGAAAAAGAGGGTATTAAACTCAGTGTAGGAATCCCCAATGCGATGGCAGAACTCGCTTTAGGAAACTTTGAAGTGGTTGCGGACCTTATCCGTTTTTCAACCGCAGATAATGTTAATCGACCATCTGAAAAGGAAATCGAAGCATATATCGATATGCGAGATCAAGAGGATGATACGACGGTGTTTGATGATTTTTTAACCTATTTGAAAATGGTACCAGGTGCGAGACGTTTCTTCAAAGAAGCGGAGGTCGCACAGCAAGAAATGGAAAAAGTCGAGAAGAAAATCACGAAGAAATAGACTGTCCATATCGATTAGCAATCGTTAACTGCTTTAGGTATTTAGGTGTTTCGTCTCTCAATGAAGCAATGATGATGAGTTGGGAAGAATACTTAGTCCGAATGGAAGCTCATTCGCTAAAAGTTAAAGATGAAAACTACTTACTTCATGCTTCAGCGTGGTTGAACGAACGTGAAGCAGGAGCAGTGGATGGTAGATCAAACAAGTACATCTATCGAAGTTTCAAAGATTTTTATAAAGACGCTGACTCGCCTGAAAAAGAGCAAGTTTTCGAAAGGTTGCGAGAAGTGGCAAGGCGAAGACAAGAATATATGAAAGGAGGTAAATAATGGCAGAAAGTTATAGCGTAGAAGCGATATTAACAGCAGTTGATTCCAATTTCAGCCGGACGATGGACAGTGCTAACTCGTCTCTTAAGTCTTTACTAGGATATCAATCCAAGGGGACCGCTGGTATGGGATCTTTAGCAAAAGGTTTCATGGTGGGTAATCTAGCGGCAAAATTAGTATCTAAAGGAATTCAAGGTATTACAGCGAATGTTGGTAAGGCGGTAGATCGTTTTGATACAATGAACACTTTTCCTAAGATGATGACTACGATGGGCTATTCAACGAAAGAAGCTAATAAAGCGATTAAAGATCTGGGTGATGGTATTGAGGGATTGCCTACTACTTTGGATAGCGTGACAGGTACTACCCAGCAATTAGCGTTGCTGACCGGTGATTTAAAGAAGTCAACTAAACTCACGCTAGCACTAAATAATGCTTTTCTTGCATCTGGTTCTTCAAGTGCAGATGCGAGCCGTGGACTTACTCAATATAGTCAAATGTTATCGAAAGGGAAAGTTGATCAACAGTCCTGGAATACTTTGCTTGAGACAATGCCAACGGCGCTAACGAAGGTGGCTGAATCATTCGGTTATGCGGGAGCAAGTGCGAAGACAGATTTATACGATGCATTGAAAGATGGAAAGATAACGTTCGATGAATTCAACGATAAATTAATGGAATTGAATGACGGTGTTGGCGGTTTTGCTGAAATGGCAAAAATAAACTCGGAAGGAATTAAGACGAGTTTTGGCAATATCAGTAATGCAGTGGCTAAAGGCTTAGCTAATACAATGTCAGCGATTGATCGGTCGTTAGAAAGTCTAGGCTTTGATAATATGGCGAAGTTAATCGATAAGGGGAAATATACAATTAACGATGCATTTAAGGCATTGAATGGGGACGCTGAAAAAGGGGTTAAAGGTTTAATCGATATTTTTACAGATAACGTCAAACCATTTCAAGACGAGATTAAACGCTTCTTCAGTTTTGGAGATGTGGATATTTCATCCGTTGCAAAAATGGCAGCAGCATATCTCGGAGCGTGGAGCGTTGTCGGTAACGCACTCCCTTTGATTGAGAGATCAGTCGGAGGGTTAGAACTCTTTTCAGATACCGTCATGGCAATACCTGGTAAAGCAATAACAGGACTGAATGCCACGAAAAGTAGTATTGCAAAATTTGCGAGCACCGCTTATTCAAAATCGAACATCATTAAGAAATCGGCAAATTTTATGGCGGACGGCTATACAAAGTCGCTATTTAGAATTCAAGCAGCGATGGGACGTTTCGACGGCGGGAAACCGTGGGCATCATTTGAGAAGATGACAGCCTCTATGGGGAAATTCTGGAATGGTATGAAACGAGTTGGATCTCTCGGAGTGCAAGCCATCTCTAAAACAGCTGGTGCATTTTCTCAACTTGCCATGGCTGGGCTTCAAACGGTCGGTCCGGTAGCGATGATTGGTGTTGCTTTAGCTGGTGCAGGGTTAGCCTATCAAACATTTGGAACGCAAATTGATATGATAGCTCAAATGGCAACCACACAAGGACCTGCAATTATATCGAATTTAGCAGATGGCATTATCAGTCAACTACCTACCTTGATTGATTCAGGGGTACAGATGTTACAGCTGTTTGCCGATGCATTTTCAGCGAATTTCCCAGTGCTAGTTCAAAAAGGTGTGGAAATTATCTCATCTCTTGTGCAAGGAGTGGGGCAGAATATTCCTCAATTGATTTCGATTGCATCGCAAATTGTATCAACATTTGTAGGTAGTATCGTCCCAGCAATTGCACAGTTAACAATTGTTGGAATGCAGTTTATTTTGCAGTTAGCACAAGGAGTTGTCGGAGCGTTACCTCAAATGCTCTCGCAAGGTCAAGGGTCTGTAAGTCAATTTATTCAAGGGGCTTTAGGGTTCATTGACCAAGTGATGCAGATTGGATTTCAGATAATCAGCACCTTGATAAGTGGAATTATGAATAATTTACCTCAGATTCTTTCAATTGGGGTTCAAGCGATTACACAGTTTATTCAAGGATTGGTGCAAATGTTACCGACAATTATTAACTACGGTGTGCGAATAATTCGGCAATTAATTACTGGTATTGTTACTAATTTTGGAACTATCATTTCAACAGCCGCCAAAATTATCTTGGTAATTGTTTCGGGGCTTTTACAAGCTCTTCCTCAAATCGTGTCAGCGGGTGCTCAAATTATTGTGTCGTTGCTTAATGGCATTACACAATTGTTCGGTTCTCTATTTGAAAGTGGTTTTGAAATTGCCTCTAAAGTTATCGAAGGGATTAAGAACGGAGTTGCAAACCTGGGCAGTGCAGCATGGGATGGATTAAAAACAGGTGTATCTGGCGTTTGGGATTGGGTAACGGGTAAATCTGCTGAGGGTTCAACAGCTACGGTTGAAAATGTACAAACGATGGAACAGGGTGTTACTGAATCAACTGCACTGATGAATCAGAACGTTACTGAAAATGTTGATAGTATGTCCGGCAATCTTCAGACAAAGGTTGGTGAGATGTCACTGAATATTCCATCTCAATTTGAAACGATGGCGCAAATGGCAGGGCTTAATTTCCAACAACTCGGTATTAACTTAGATACAGAAATGGCTAATATTCAGGCTAATTTGCCAGCAGGAGCTCAAGTAACAGCGGAAGGCATTAAAGCGCATTTTGCTAATTTGGGTGTAGATGTTCCAAACGACTTTGCACAAATGGCAGCAAATGCTATGGGAGCTATGTCTGGATTCGATGTTGATGCGATAGCATCGGCCGGGAATACAGTTAATCAGATTGTATCGGAATTTGGTAAATTACCTCCAGAGGTCACTCCTCCAGTAGATAGTGCTGTGCAACAGGCGAACGCTTCATTTAATAATTTAGCATCAGAAGCGCCAGCCAATGTTAGTTCGACCACTTCTTCTGTTTCAAGCGAATTTACGCAAATGGAAGGCGAAGTAACTGGAGCGATGACTTCAATGGAGTCATCTGTTAGCTCAGGTTTTACAGGCGTGGGGGCAAGTGTACAAAGTTTCACTAGTCAGATGAATTCCACGATGACAAGTGCTATGAATAGCATGAAAACGTCGGTTCAATCTGCAATGAATTCCATTAAGTCTAACGTTCAGTCATCAATGAATTCAACAAAATCAGTTATGACATCATCGCTTAATTCAATGAAATCTCAAATGCAAAGCGCTGTAAACTCAATGAAATCAACCATGCAAAACGCAATGAGCTCAATTCAATCTGTTGTTTCAAGCGGTATGAATCAAGTTGTAAGTGCGATTCGAAGCGCTATGCAACAAGCAGTATCTGCCATGAGAAGTGCAGCGGGTCAGGCAAGATCAGCTGGCTATCAAATGGGCGCTGGCTTTCTAGGTGGGCTTAATGCAATGAGTGGTGCTATTATCGGTCGTGCTAGGGCGATCGCTAGTGCGGCGGCGGCAGCGATGAGATCGGCTTTGCGGATTCACTCTCCTTCACGAGTAACCGCTGAAATTGGGGGCTATTTCGGTAAAGGTTTAGCAGTGGGAATTGATGATGAAACTCGTAAAGTTGAAAAGATTGCAGCGAATTTAGCTGTATCTGCATCAAGCGCAACTGAAAGAGCAAGTGAACGCAACCCGTTATCACTAGCGACAACCGAGCTTAGAGGTAGCCGACAAGCGATTGAAAGTTTAGCATCAAATCGAACAGCAAGTGTTGAATCGCCAAATCAACCAGCAGAGATTTACTTAAATATGGGCGGGACAGTATTTAAGGCATTCACTCAAAGTATTACGCATCAACAAGAACTTGATCTAAGTTTGTCACATTATTAGAAAGGGGCATGAACAGTGTATGAATTTACAGATTTAAACGTTACAACAAATCGAACGCTAAAGCTTGCCTCGGATTGTATGTCGATCAATGGTGAATACTTAGAAACATTAATCAAAGGCTATCGTCAGCTAGGAGTATCTGGTCGAGGGATCGTCTCCCGTAAAGTAAAACGTGATGACGTACCTCGTCGGGCTGGCTCGTGGTTTAGTTACGCACAAGACAATGAACGAATGATCGAGGTGAGATTCAAGTTAGAGGCACCGACTTCTGAGAAATTAAGAGAGCGCTATTGGCAGTTGAATAAATTCCTTAGACCAGACGGAGAATTTTTAAAACTGAAATTCAAAGACGAGCCTGATTACACGTACGAAGCAATTTATATTGAGGGTGAAAGTAATCCAGAGCAAGCATTGAGTATTATTGATAAATTAGTGTTTGTTTGTCCGAATCCGTATAAGTACAAAGAAGTTAGAACATCATTAGACACCGTTAATTCTAGCGATTGGATAGAGTTGATTGAAATCACTGGAACGGTTAAATCATCTACTCGGACGATTGATATCACGAACGGACGAGAAACCATTCATCTTAAAGGCAATTATGCAAGTGGCGATAAAATCGTTATTCATTTTGGCGATGAAATTAGCATTACAAAGAATGGAAACAATATTCTACATGAGTTGCAGTTACACAGTCCGTTAGAGTTTTTTGACGTGAAAAATGGCGAGCGCATCACAAGTAATGAGCTTGATATCCAATTCAAGTGGAGGGAGTATCGAGCATGATTTATCTATTTAATAATCAAGAGAAGCTATTAAAAATACTTTCTGATAAAACGTTGAAATCCGTTGAACAGGTGCAGACGTTAACGGACGAGAAGTATATCTCCGATAAATTATTCGTTGAGTTACGGAATGTGAACGATGAATTATTATCTGAAGTTGAGTACGTTGCAATTCATAATGCAGAAAATCCACAGAAGTTTGATCTCTATTTCTTGCTCAGATATCGACATGACGGAGAACTAACGATTCTAGACTGCGTTCAATCAGGCATTGAAGAGCTGATGAAAACGCCAGTCTACGATATTCGTCCTACTGGGGACGTACGACTTCACGCAGAACGGATATTAAAGGATAGTCGATGGACAGTGCAGTACACGCCAAGTAAACCGAATATCACGAGAACATACTATTACGAGGATGCATTTACAGCTTTGAAGAAGCTGTGTGCATCCTTTAATGTTGAAATGCAGTTTCATGTGGAGATTAATAACAATCGGATTGGGAATCGGTACATTGAATTTAAAAACCGTATCGGTACAGCCACACATAAGCGAGTGACGTACGGGCATAATGCGCTATCGATTGTTAAAGAAACGCAACGAGACGATATTTATACGGCAATGATTGGTCGTGGACGTGGCGAACAAGTATCTGAGGCAGGACAGGAAAATCCAGACGGTAAGGTTCAGGAGCGAGACGGATACGGACGTAAAATCACGTTTGAGGATATCGAATGGTCAAAGGCGAAAGGCAATCCAGTTGATAAGCCTAAGGGACAGAAATACATTGAATTGCCTGAAGCGACAGCACAGTTTGGGATTATTACCGATAAAGGTGCAGTACCGAAGATTGGTTTCGTGGAGTTTGATACCGAGGATAAAAACGATTTAATTCAACGCACGTATGAAACGTTATTGGAATATAGTCGTCCACGAGTGGAGTTAAAAACAAGTGCCGTCTATCTTGATGCGAAAATCGGCGACACGGTTCGTGTTGTAAGGCACGACTTGAAAATCGACTACCCAGTCCGAGTATTTGAAGTCAAATGGGATAGATTGACAAATTCTGTTGTTGAATTAAAGCTCGGCGATATTCTTCATGAATCAGCAAGCAAACGTCAGTCGAGAATGATGAATGCAATCCGTGATGCAGTGGCTGAGGGTCAAGATGAAATCGTTGATAAACTTAAAGACAACTTGCCGAGTGCAGATGGTTTCAATACTAACTGGTATTCACTCACCGAGCCAAAAAATCCTCGAATTAGGGACGTTTGGTACCAACCGGATCCTGAATTTGAGGGGCATTATATTATTCAAATGTGGACAGGGGAGATATGGCAAGAGCTAATCCGGACTAAAAATTGGAAAGTTGTCAGCGAGAAGTTAAAACAACTAGAAACACAAGCTACCGAAGCGAATCAAAAAGCGGACTCAATATCTGAAAAGGCAGACGAAGCAATCTCAACCGCCACCGGTGCTAAAGACATAGCTGAACGTGGCAAGCAGCTTGCTGACGAACTGAGCGCACACAGAACCAAAATAGATGATGAGATCAATCGTTTAAAAGAACGCAATACGATCAATGACGAGGTGACCGCCGAGTTTATTACCAATAAGGAACTAATTCGCTACAACGAGAACCGTTGGCTAGGTGAGCCTTATGGAAACTTAGATCAAGGCGATAATTGTATTCCTATAAGGCATAATGGCGGTGGTTTCCTGATCGGCAAGGAGTACACAGTGTCAATGATTATTTATCCAATGGATAAACCAAATATTGAAGCTCCAATTTATATGGGGGCTTATGTAGAAAGCGAGGTTAAGTATGGCTAATTTTACAGGCGGCCTTAATGCAGACGGCAAGTCGCTTATATCGAGTGCTATTGCAAATAAAAAACCAATCGTTATCAACAAACTGCTGATCAACGGTGCAGAAGCTAAGAATTTAGTGATCAATCGTGATGGTAACAAGATCAAGGTATCGGGGCAGTATGACAATATGACCATGGCAGATAATCGAACGTTAAACAAAATTGATGTTCGTGCATCTGTCGAGGGCGTGGGCGATAAAGTCATTGCTAGCTTTACCGCAAGCCAAGGAGATGTCGTACCACCTAGGTCAGCCCATCCATGGGTAGCTACCTACACAGTCAATCTAGTAGTTAGCAGTGACGCTAGTGTGGGAATAACTTACAAGGTGCAGAGTGGGATCGGGAAGTATGAAGTACCAATCGGAGATGGGTCAAATAGGGAGTACACAGTCACCCACAATCTTGGCACACGCTCGGTAATTGTGCAGTTGTATCAGAATGGTCAACCGTATGAGGAGTACTTATTCGAGGTGTATAGACCGAATGAGAACCAAATTAAAGTGGTGGCTAACAGAGCATTAACTAAAAATGAATTTGTATTGGTGGTGATTGGGTGAAGAATTTAGGAAAATTTGAACACGACGATGATGTTGTATCGCTAAACTTATTGACGCAACCGAGCTTTATGATTCCACCTAGCGAGTTGCAAGAGGGGGCTAATGAATTTTTAACCCTTTACTGGACTAACGAGTTAAAAATGACTGGTGATTATGTTCTTAATTATTTGGTGGACGGTCAAAAATATTTACTTTCGTATGATTGTGAGGTTTTAGGAGAATACGGAGATTTAAGTGGATTAGACCTTCGCTTTGCATTTCTTAATTTCTTCTACACAAAAGAAGTTTGGACGATGAACTCCAACGGACATATCATTAATTATTTTAATAAAAAGCTACCTTACAAATTTAATATAAGTAGAGTAATGACGGTCGATCATAACAGTAGTATCCCTCATGCTTATTGTTATGGAGTGAGAAATAATAAAGAAAATAGAAACATAAATGTCAAAGTTACGAACATAAAGTTAACACCAATCGGAGGTATAGCATGAAAGATTTATCACCAATCAAGCATGATGAGGATTTAATAACATCAAAATATTTGAATAACAATATTGCTAAAATAATCGGGGGGGGGGGCAATATTGTTCTAAACGGTGATGTTTTTATAACAAATGAAAGTGAAAAGAAAAGCATAGAATGTGGACTGACCATATCACAAAGTTTAAATTTATTACGAGGTAAGCGGATAAGAGTGAGTGTTTATGTGGAAGTGGAGAACGCACAAAGTGGGCGTATCGGAGCAGAACCTGGTTTCAAAATAAGAAGTAGTAATCGCTATTTTAGTGCATGGTTAAACGCTGATGATTACAAAGGTAAAAATTTCAAAGGTGTAATTTCCAAAGAATACACAATTCCCGATGAGCCTATCAATGAGATCGTGCAGAGTGGCATTTATAATCAGATTAAAGCGGATAAATCAAAAGTTGGTAATTTTAAAATTGAGATTTTAGACGATATATCGCCAACTTTTAACGATTTAGTCAAGAGATTAAAATACATAGACGAAAAGTTAGACGCACTTGAAAGAAAAGGAGTTATGTGATGAAATCTTTAGCACCAATTAATCAAGATTCGGACTTAATAACATTAAAATATTTGTATGACAATATAAATGAAATGGTCGGGGGGGGGATATATTGCGATAATTTAGTTGAAAAAGATAAGCTCGCTTCTTTTGATAATTACAGTAATTTAAAAATAAACGAGTTTGGTGAATTAATTTTCACTTTTGTACAAGGCAAAGACCTTACCTTAAGAATCATAGAAGACCCCTTACATAACAAAGGAGAATTTTTGATACAAGGTTTGATCGAAAAGAACGGCAAGCCCCTTTCAAAAAGTGAATGGACAAGTTTAACTGTTTCTAAAATCCAGCCAAAATTAACAAGCTTTATAAAAGATGGTTTCTTTAGAGCGGTCGGTGAATTTACAGAACAGAATTGGATTATCCACGCACCCATAAAAACGCAAGCGGGTGACGAAATTAAGATTAAGCATTTACAAATTTATAAATTGTAGGGGGTGACAACTATTGCAATTCAATTAACGCAAAATAACAAACCCATCAAAACCACCGTCACACCACTACATGGCGGTGGTTATCGCATTGAAGCAACTTTCATAGCGGAAAGTAAGCAACCTAAGCTTTGCCTAGCACCTAACGACACTAGTAAGCAATACACCTTTGCAGAAGCTAATCTCAACCGTGGTACTAAAGCCCTTGACTATGTTAAGCCCGAAACGAGTGAAACGGTTATTAAGGAGCTATTTGATAATCTCAATCAGATTAAGCTTGATTTTAAGAATGCTGACGAGGGATTGACCCATAAAATCAACTTAACCGCCGAGGGAATAAAAGCCCTACTCACTAAACAGGGTAATGATCTATCTAAACAAATTCATTCCATAAGATCAACTGCTGACTTTTATGAGCGAGTTTTAGGGACAACTGAAGACAATGTAGTAAGTAACCTATCACGAATGGTTCAAGCGAGTGGCGTTATCCAAACGGAAGTTATGAAAAAAATTGACCCCTTATCTACCAAAGTGACACAGACCGCTGATTCGTGGGCGGTTAAGAATTTGAACTCCAACGGCGACGTATTAGCAGAGCTTAACCAAACTGATGGCTTAACCAAAATTAAGAATAAGCTAATCCATCTTGACGGTGATGTATCAATGACCAACGCATTTGCTGAAAACCTATTGACGAAGAGTTTTAGCACTGACAGCTTAAAAGCATTTAGTGCAAAAATCCAAAACCTTATCACGGTCAATGTTGATGCAAGAAGTGTCACAGGTATGGACGCAAACTTTATTAGAGCGAGATTAAATAGTGGTTCAAGCAATGTCACAATTACAGGTGAAGGCTTTACGGTGCTTCATAAGAACGGTAAAAAGACGGTCATCGATTACGATGGCCTTTATCATTATGACGGTGGATGGTATCACACACATTACTTACACGATGTAATTCCTGTGTCCGGCATTAACCATACGTCAGACACGGGGTATAAATGGGTTACAATTCCTAGTGTGTATCATGGGAAGCGGTTTAACGCCCAAGTTGCATTCGCTGATGCGTGCGTGTGGAAGAACACCAATGGCGATTATCAAAATGGTTGGTTAGTGCTACAACGTATTGTCTGTTATGTCCAAAAAGATAGCATCGATTACGATAACGGACGAGTGCCTATCGTAGGATATGCACGTTATTGGAATGCCAGAACACGTAAGGCCGAACAATATGATATTCAAGTTCAATTGATTATCGATTACTAAAGCGAGGTATCCTATGAATGAATTGATTTATATTAAAACACTAACAGAACTGTCCGAGGATTTGTTGCTGGCGAAGTTGGAGATTAACAAGTATAAGCAAAAGTTAGAGGAAGCCATGAAAATCATTGATGAATTACAAAAGGAAAGCGAGGAAGCAGATGAAGTATCAAATTCTGAACACACCGTACTACAAGCAGAGGCTTGATCGAACGGAGATTCAAATCTTTTGTGAACAACCCTATACCATCATCACACGAGATGTTGTGGGCGACGCAACGGGTAAATCAAAAGACGAGCAGATTCAGTTGGTATTAGATCAAATGAATATTGAGTACGATCCTAGCGACAAAGTAAATGAGTTAGACAGCAAACAAATCAAGTTGGATAAAGCTTTAGAAAAGGCAGATGCAAAATTATCCGAGGTTGATGAAGCAATCGCAAACATGAAGAAAGAATCTCAAATAACGCAGGGCGCACTGATCGAGTTGATGAACAAGGTATTACCGATTGTCGCTCATCTACAACTCAAGAAAGAAGATGAGGTGAGTGAAGATGCGCCGACTACTGGTGATGATGACAATGCTGAGAAAGGGGGTGAGACAGGTGATGGTAATGTTACTAGCAATTAACATTGTAGCTGGTCGCTATGAGTATAAGAATGTTTTACCGTTCATGAAAGAAGCGGTCGCAGAACAGCTCAAACTCATGAACGCAGAAGAATTAATCACAGAATAATGACGGAAAAAATTATCATCACACTAGCAATCGTCCTCTCAATTTTGGGGGCGGTTGCTTATTTGATTAAACAACGAAAGGGGTAGGTTATGACTTGGGACTCTATCATAGACTACATTGTAAGTGTGGGCGGTATCATAGCGCCACTGACGGCGATTTTAGGATTTGGCTATAAATACCTAGTTGCCCCTTGGGAGAGAAAGAAAGCTAGGGAAGAAGATCTTGCAAGACGAGAAAGGCTACAACAAGATAAAGATTATCAGAATAAAATGCTTGATATTACTAAAAAGCAGATGGAGCCAATCGTTAAGATGTTGGAAGAATTTAAAACAATTACAGTCGAATCAAACTATGACCGCAAAAATTTAAATGAAATCACAAAAGAGAACAAACAAGCGATCAAAGATCATGACGAGCGCTTAGACGATCACGATATGCGATTGATCGTGCTAGAAACAAGTCGGGAAAATGGTCACCAAACGATCACTTATAAAGAACATTACGGCAACGGAAAAGAGGATAAAAAATAATGGAAATCATTAAAGGACTAGTAGAACAATCAGAATTAATTGCAATCATTTTAATCCCAATCGTGAGTGGATTTGTTCAAGTATTTAAAAACACGCTTAATCTACAAGATCGGTATGTACCTTTGCTATCTTTGATAGTCGGGGCTACTATCGCTATGACAGTTATGCTTAGTGCTGGTCAATCGCTAAACAGCGCGATCATCGTTGGGCTTATATCGGGATTAGGAGCTTGTGGTTTGTATGATCAAAAGAAGATTGGAGATGGGGGATCTAAAAATGCTTAAGTACAAAGGGGCAACGTTAACAGATGAAACCCTAAATATGCTAATTAAAGAGGCGGAGCGCTTAGGTGTTCCGCCTTCATACTTGATTGTTAAATTGCACTTTGAGGGGTTGTGGGGAACATCCGCAGTAGCCAAAGCAAATAATAATTTAAGCGGTATGACCTATCCAAATACACATATGAACGCTTTTACTAGACCAAGTGGCGTTCAAGTCAAAAGAGGCACGAAGCGTCCGGCAAACGAAGGCGGCTATTACATGCACTATTCGAGTTTGGATGACTTTTTCAAAGATTGGCTTTATTTAATCCGGAGGGGTGGATCCTACAACATTGCAGATTCTAAGAACTTTGATGAAGCTGTTAAGGGTATGTTTAGGTATGGCGGCGCTAAATATGACTATGCGACTATGAATCTTCCGGATTCTCAAAGCAAGCAACGATATGAAGCTTATTTACGAGGGATGAAAGCTAGAAGATCAGCAATCAATCAAGCGAACAATGGTGTTTTAGATAAATTAGACAAAGGAGTTGAAAATATGACAGCAACAGCAAATGCAGTCATTCAAGAGGCTAAAAAATGGTTAGGATCTAATAAGTGGGGAGCTAACCACAAGAAAATCATTGACGGTTACAACGCAGTCCGGGCTTTGCCAAGAGGATACGCAGTCAAATATTCTGATGATTGGTGTGATACTTTTGTATCGTTCGTGGCAGTAAAGTCCGGAGCTAAGGACTTGATTGGCCGTGAATGCGGTGTGGAAAGACACAAAGATATTTTCAAACAGCTAGGGATTTGGAAAGGACTAGTAAAGCCTAAAGTTGGAGATATCGTTATTTTTAATTGGAGCGGTAACCGTCAAGGATGGGGAAATCATATCGGCTATGTTGCTAACGTGGACGGTGATATGATCACCACAATTGAGGGGAATACCACTAAAAACGGTGTGTCTACAGTGGCTTATAACCGCTTTGTGTGGAATAGCGTCTATATTCAAGGTTACGCACGTCCACGTTATGCAGAAGGAAGTCAAGCACCTAAAGTTGAGCTTAGCGGAGATATCGAGCAACTGGCTAGAGATGGTATCGCAGGCAAGCTAGGTAATGGCGAAGACCGCAAACGACTACTTGGCGATAAGTACGAAGCAGTACAAGCTAAGATTAATGAGTTGCTAAGCGGTACTACAGTCGAGAAAGTCCAAGAGGATCAGCAAGAAGCGATTGAAAAGATCGTCAAGTCTGAGATCTCAGACGAGGATAAAAACGAGATTATCCAGGGTATCCTTGAGCTAGTCAAAGCAGAAGATATTAAGGCGGTTATTGAGAAAGCTTTGAAAGATTAATATATAGAAGTGTGATAGCCCTCTACCATTTTGGTAGGGGGCTATTTTATTTTTAGGGGGGTTGACAAGTGTGGTATACTATAGAAAATGTCACTTAAGGTAATTTAGATGAAGAAGTAGAGGGGTGAATAGAAGTGAACAATACTATAGCTCAGATAGTTATATGTAAGGACATTATTTCGGAAAAAAATATAGAATTGGTTGATCCTATACTAATGTTAGAAGTTCCATTTCTTCCTACTGTATATTCATTTAAAATATTTGTGAACTTTTATTCTGAAAAGTTAAATGATGGCAAAGAGCACTCTATACGGGTTTCTTGTTTAAACAAAGATACTGAGGAGTTAATTATAGACTCCGAGGGGCCGACTATTATTCCAACTGAAAAATTTCATCTTGGTATGCATGTGAATGAGATAATATTAAAAAATAAAGGAACTTACGAAGTTTTGGTTTATATCGATGGTGAAAAGATTTCAAGCCAAAGTTTTGAAATAAAGGTATCAAAGCAAAATGAAGAGGGTGACTATAATGAATAGTAGAAACCTTGCTATGGCTACAATTCCTGTTTTCACGCTGTCGCCAGTTGTAAATAACCAAGCCATTTCTGTTGAATGGAAAAATTTAGATATTAGCGTAGAAAATAAGTCTTTGATCAATTTTACCAATGAAAGTCAAATAAATTTAATTAAAGAAAAAGCTAAGGAAATATTTGAGGTCAAGAGCGAAATTAAATTAGATAAAGTGGAGCATACTAATTTGATAGAGATAGAGTTGATTCTTCCACTCAGTAAAAAGAAAATCAACATGAAACGTCAAATATTTGACGAATGGTGGTTCGAAGAATCAGGTTTATCAGAGCTTGACTATATACTTACCTATGGGAGTGCTTTGTAATGCCTTTTGATTGGAACCAATATGGTAATTTAGCTATCCAGCTTTCTAACGACGAAAATTTAGATGAAACAAAGATCAGAACGGCTATATCAAGATTTTACTATGCAGCTTTTCATATGTCTAAAGCAGCTTTTAACGTGGGAAATCCATCAGGCGATGGAGGGAGCCATGAAAAAGTGTGGGAAGCTATTAAACGTTCTCAGCAAATTGGCTGCCATAAAGTAGCAGATCATGGCTATAGATTAAAAAAATTAAGAAGACAAGCTGACTATGTAGATGTAAAGATGGATAACGAAGACCTTAATGAGGCTCGCTATGAATATGACTCTTTAATTAACTGTCTATAACAAATCCCCACCTTAATTGGCGGGGGTGTTTTTGTGCAGTGAAACAGCATAGTTATACAGTTTTTCAATCGTAGAAAATTTTGCATTATCAATAGAAGACTTGCCATTTACCAAGTCGTTTACAGTCATATAAGGAACATTTGCATCTTTTGAGATGCGATAAGCAGACAGATCAGAATTCAGCAATTCTTCGACTACTTTTCTCATGGTATTACCCCCAAATAAAATAAATAATATTCAGTGCTAACAGTACCGACAAAATAATAGTCCAAATAAGGTTTTTTTTCGTCTCTTTTTTCATTTGATTTCCTCCTAAATTTGAATTAAAATTAAGAGGAAGGGAAGGTCAACCTTCCTCTGATAAACTATCCGATGATTAGTTTTATTAGGTTTATGATTAGCGAGATGATATTTAGTATTGCGAGTACTAAGTTGATTTTCTCGCTAGTCTTTTTTATTTGTTCACTTTTCTTTTCTTCTTTGTACTGTTTTCTTGATAACATATCACGCTTCCTTTCCTGACCTTCTATATATATTATAACGGCTAACCGTTATAAAGTCAAGCGTTTTTTTAAAATTTGTTATGTGAAGCCTATTAAAAAAGGGGCAGAAAAGGGGCAGAAAACATACAGAATGGTATATTTTTATACTTTTTATATAAATTTATGGACGCTTTGAACGTTGTCATATCAACCAATACGCTTGTGTTCACTTGCGGCTTCATCCACCGCTTAGAAGTGATGGATAATGCCAAATTAGCAGTAGGATAAGATGGTGTAAGATTATACATTAATTGATTTAATAAAAGAGGCAGAAAAGGGCAAACTAGATTGTGTGGTTTAGCCTGTTTCTGCTTTTTTATTTTATTCTTAATGTGCCTATTTCCTGTTTTGACAAATCTGATTCAATCGATTAGAATGGCATTATGCGATGAGTCGTAGCAATCTGGAAGATTGCCAAGCAAATTGCCTAGAACTTAGAGTTCAAGCCAGGAAGGCGGCAATTCAAAAGATGAATGTGAAGCGTCTTTTGTGACACCTTAGTGTTTTGCTCAAAAAGCTTTGCTTTTTAGGGTCCGATATATATCGGATCCTTTTTTTATTGATATTGACCATTCGGTCTTGAATCGCAAGGATAAAGGGATAGAACGAATTTGTTTAGTAGGGAATGCAATGGTATTTGTCTTTCATTTGTTTTCATTTTAAATTTGTAACTATATTTTTTAGACATAAAATGACCCCAAAAAAGTTAGTTTTTAACTCTAACTTTTGGGGGTCACCTCAACCTTAATCGGTGGGGGTGTTTTTTGGTTTATTCATATAATAAGCAACTAGTTTCTCAGCTATATAAAGCTTCATATTATCAATTTTACTGCCGTTTCTGTATCGATCAATTGTTTGCACTGGAACACCGATCGCTTTTGCGATTGAGTAACTAGTTTGATCTGAATTCAAAACAGATTCAATTATTTCTGTGTAGGTCAT